CAGCAACTCAAGACGAATGTGACGCTTGTGTCGTTGGAGAGGCGGGAGACGCGTGCCGCGATGAGAACAAGTGCCCCGACCCATTTACCGACGGTGACGCCCCCGAAGAATTCAGTGTATACCCGAACAGTGGTTCTAAATACGCCTATTCATCATTCTAAATATTAATTTTATGTAACTATATTATTATATAAAATGGAACTTAAACTAACAATTATAATTTTATTTGTGGTAGGTTTAATAGCATTATTATTTGCTATGGTTTACTCTAATAGTAAAAAGAAAATAGCAGAAAAAAAAGATACCACCGAAGAGTTTAATATAGAAAAATACAATTTAGGACGTTTTTAAACAGGTTTATAAATTATAGCAATAGATAATATTATACGCGTATATATTATATTATTTATTAATGTTCGGTAATTTTGTATTGTCTCTTAACGAAAACAAATATTTTTATGCCATGGCAATGATATTATTTAATATTGGTGCCAGATATATAGAAATTGACCTTGATGAAGATCATAAAAAATTTCTTTCATCTACAGTGGTTAGAAGACTCCTTATATTTACAATGGCATTTGTGGCAACCAGGGATATTGTAGCATCATTAATTATTACAGCCAGTTTTGTAATAATAGTTTTAAATCTTTTTAATAAAACAAGTAGATACTGCCTACTTCCGAAGAATATTAAAGAGTTAGATTTAAATAATGATGGTTATATATCCCCTGAAGAAATAGAAAAGGCCTACGAGATATTAAAGAAATCTGGGAAAATTTAATTAATATTTAACATCAGATTTTTCTTTTTCTTTTTATGTTTCTTTCTCCGTATGGCGATTTTTCGCGAACTAGTTTCACTCAGAAGATCTTGGACATCATTATCAGTATTAGATTGTAGTTCATTTAATATATCATCTACTCCAACTGGTGGTGATATTCTAGTTGAAACGGGCATTGGCGAAGAAGTCTCTACATATCCAGAAGTTGCATTTAAGTTAGGCATAGAGTTTTTAGTAGGCATATCGCGGAATCCTCTGGGTGGCGAAAGAGGTTGAGCGGATTGTCTAAACGCTGATGTCGGAGCAGGACCACTTTGCTGTCCTGAACTTGGTGCCGGTGTAAAATTACGGAAAATTTCGGCGGCTTGTCTTTCTTCGCCCTGCATTTGATTAATAGCGGCATTCGCAAATTGTTTCATTAAATCAGGGTTTTGTTTCATAATATCTTCCATTCCAGGAATGGAATTTTTAAACATAGAGTTTGTTAAATGGTACATAAATGCCGAACCACCTAACAAAAATAATAATTTAACTTCTGGTGCCATTTTCATTTTAGTGCTGTATTTTTCATGTAATTCTTCAAAAACCTCATTATAATCATTAATACCATCATGAACCTGCTCAGACCAACCATCAAGTTTTAGATCAAGAAAGTCAAATTTGTTATTTATTAATTCAGAACCCGTAACAAAGGCCATTAAACATTTTCTCTGAAATTTAATAGAACTTTCTAATTCTCTCTCATACTTAACTCTGTCTAATTCGTCTTGCATATCAGATAACCGATTAGACATATTAAACTTTTTAATTCCCACGACTCCCAATCGCCTCATTTTTTCTAATTTAAATAATATCTCTTGTTTTTTTCGTCTGGCTTCATCTGAAGACATAGCGGGGCGCTTATTTGAATAGTTACTTTTTAAAACACTAACGTTATCATTATGTAGACTCATCGGGGTTGAATTATTTATATCTGATTCCAAAATACTTTTTTGTTCTAATGTTGAGTTTTGGTCTGCCTCGTCTATAAGTTTATCAATATCTTGCTGACTTAAGCGTGATGTTACTTCTAAATCTAAATTGGATAACATATCATTAACTAAATCATTACCACCTCCCCCCGAATTTAAATTAAATCCATTATTAACGTTTGAGACACGCGTTGATCCACCTCCAAGAGAGCCCTTATGATTCTGTTTTTCTTTGTTTACTAATAAATCTAACCCGACATCAACCTCTTTATTACTTGATACTTCCATTCGGTCTTGCATATTATTATTAATTCTTTCTCTACTGTCAACCTTTTTGATTCGCATCCGCGGACTCACGCCGTTAGAATTAGAGAGTGTTTCGCTTAATATATCCTCAATATCATTGTTAGATTCATATTTTGTCCGATTATCCATTTAAATGTTATTAGAAAAGTATTATTTAATATTAACGCAATGTTTATATAATTTAAATTATATAAATATTTTATATTTATTAATAGTAGATGTCCTTTTTTTATATAACCAATATGACCTTGGATATTTTATGGGGAGTTACGTGGTGGATGTTAAAAAAAACCCGGAACGGTGTTAATAAATTTGTTTATCCTAAAAAAATAACAATGGTATCTCAAAAAAAAAGATTATTAAAATTAGAAGAAGATAATAAAACTCAAAAAGAACAAATCGCGGTCCTTAGAGAGAGGATGGAAATAATAAACGATTATTTATTAAAAAAAACAGTTAATTGAATGTTAAAATAACCTTCACATTTGATTTACTTAATGATTTGGATGCCGAGACTGACAATTCATGACGTTTTTTTCTACTACTATTTTTACTTTTTTTGTTATAATGCTTTTTATAACAGGTGTTCATATCATTTTCAATTTCGGTAATATTTTCATTAATATACTCAATAATATTCTTTTTAATTATCCATTTAAAAAAATTCAGTTGTCCAGAGGTGGTGGTAATATAGGCACTGTCGTTTTCTTCTAAAAATAGGACTATATCGGGCATAGATAAATTATTTTTCTCTAGATAATTTAATATCTTATCCTTATCATAGTGAAAATTTAAGCGAGAGCGCCTACAAAATGGATCAAATTGCCCTTTAGAATATGCTTTTAATTGTAATTTATAATCAAGATATACTACGAATTCAGAACAATAAATAGGATTATATTCAGATTTATTAGAAACGAGTTTATTGGTATTATTATTAATTATATATGAAACATTACATTTTTTTGAGTAATTTGTTACAAACCAATCTATAACACGTAATGAAATTTTTCTATTATTATTTATTACTGATATGATTTTAATTATATTTTCAGTTTTATCAAAAAACGTTTGTAAAGAACTCATTAATAAATCTTTTCTAGAAGTTATTGAATGTGACATTTACATATTATAGGGTGTATCTGTTTAAATAATTATCAAAATTATTTCTTTTTGAATCTTCGCTTGGGTTTATAATTTTTAATAAGTTCCAAACAATCCTTTCTGGATAATTTATTTGGATTAACTTCTTTTGGTATGGATACATTTTTTTTCCCATTTTTTATATAGGGACCATATGGACCGTTTAAAATACTCAGATCTTTCCACTCCTTGATTATTTTTTTCGCCTTTTCTTTCGCCATTTCTTTTAATTCGTCTGAAGTGATTTCGGTATTTTCTATACTAAAGCGTGTATCGCCAATCTCACAATAGAGTCCATAAGGTCCTTTTTTAATAATAATATCATTGCCATTATACACCCCCTTTTTTATTGGAAATTTAAATTGCTCTTTTGCTAACATAATAGTTATATCATCAGGTAAAATATTTTCTTTTATACGTCTTTTTTCCTTTTCGCCATTTTTCTCCCTTTCTATAACTATACCATAATTGTCAACAAAATATGAGTATTTATATTTTGTATCACTGCCAATTAAAATTCTGTTAATTTTTTCATTAACCTTTACGGCTTTAGTTTGTTTTTTAACGGTTTCTATAAAAATATTATAAACATATTTAATTACTTCGTGCCATACTTTAGAATTATCAGCAATCAAATCTAGTTGGTCATTGATATCAGCTGTAAATGAATACGAGCATATATTACTTTTGAAATGCTTACATAAATATTCTATAACATTTTTACCCAACTGAGTCATATATAATCGGTTATTAGATTGTCCACCGCTTTTAGTTACTTTAGTTTCTTTAAGTTTCGTGCTGGGAGTTATTGAAAGTTCACTAAGTTCTATATCGGGTAAATTTCTACTCTCTTTAACAACATAGTCACGTGTTAATAAAGTGCTAACTATATTTGAAAATGTCGATGGGCGACCTATACCCTTTTTTTCTAAATCTTTAACAAGTGTCGCCTCTGTATATAAGGGTTTTGGTTTTGTAAATTTTTCCATTCCGATAATTTTAATAGGTTTAAATTTATTACCCAATTGAGATTTAAGTATTGTAATAGCCTTTGTATCATTTGGTAATTTGTCCATATATACTACCTTAAAACCTTTATTAACAACACATTTTTTTACCGTCTCAAACGCCTCTTTTTTATTAGGACACAATCTATATTTATATTGTTCCTCTACATAATTAGGCAAAAAGCAGGCTATAGTTCGCTTCCATATGATAGCGTATAATTTTCTAGCAAAAGAATCACTTATATCATCAGGAGTAATATCTAATAAAACCGGACGAATACATTCATGTGCTTCTTGAGCATTTTTAGACTTTGCCTTATATGTTCTTTTTGTAAATTTATTACCATAGTTCTTATTAATAAATGTTTTACAAATGTTCGTGAATTCATTGCTGATAATCGGACTATCGGTTCTCATATATGTTATTTTACCCGCTTCATATAATTTTTGAAGAATTGACATTGTGCTCTTTGGTGAAATATTAAATCTATTACTGGCCTCCTGTTGGATAGTTGATGTAATGAATGGTGCGGGGGGTTTATATTCTACTTTTTTCTGACTTTGAAGTAGGAGAGTATATTGTAATTTAACTAGACGTTTTAAGTTTGTTTTGGCAGAACTAATATCTGCGAGTGGTTTAAAATATTTAGTTTCTACCCCCAATGTTTTGATTTGAAAATTTCCAATTAGTTCATAAGAACCTTGTGATGTGAAACTAGTAATTTCGCTTTCTCTTTCGTAAACTAATTTTAAGGCAGGTGTCTGACATCTTCCTGCTGATAATTTTGCTTTAATATGTCTCCATAAGAGAGGCGAAATTTTAAATCCTATTAATAAATCAAGAATACTACGTGCCTGCTGAGCATTAAATAAATCCATATTGAGTCTCTTAGGATTATGAAATGCTTCTAATATCGCCGATTTCGTAATTTCATTAAAATATATTCTTTTAGTATTAGAAACCTTTTTATTTAATACTTTAATTAAGTGGTACCCAATTGCCTCACCTTCTCGGTCATTGTCTGTAGCTATAATAACTTCATCAACTTTTTTAGCTAGTTGTTTAAGTTTTTTCACTACTTGTAACTTATCTTTTATTATTGAATAAGTTGGAGTAAAATTATTAGTAATATCTATAGATTTTAAACCTTCTTTAAAATATCGTATGTGACCATATGATGCCTCCACTATAAATGAATGACCTTTAATGCTCTCTAATATTTTTTTTATTTTGGCAGTTTTTGCGGGAGACTCAACAATTACAAGATACTTCATATACTATTATTTTACAGTATTTAATTTTAAATTCAAATTTCTTAAAAATAAATATGATGATTTATAATATACCATTACCACGTAATGTCTGATTTAACACAAACTATTAAATTAATAATGGAGTATATCTCAAAAAAGAATACGCGCGATATTAACAATAGTAGTATTAATAATCCCCAAAAAGCTTTTATAATTACCATTAAAAAAGACTTGTTTTTTAAAAATCATATCAGTAAGTCAATGGATCAAGTTTACAAAAATAATAAACTCGTTGATTTATATACGAATTATTGCAAGGATAATTTCACAAAAAATAATGTTCTTTTATATAAATGAGTAATACCCCCGAATATTTGACAGTTATAAGTCCGCTTTTATCAAATAAGATAGATGAGATATCAAATATGATCTCATCTAATTTAGAAAATCTAAAACATACAGTTACCACTTTAACTAATAAGATAGATACGTTGGACAAAAAGTTTGAAGATCTAGAAAAGAAATTAAAAATTATAGAAAATACTCAAAATAATTTAGATTTGATGTCAAATGATTATTGGCACACTTCAGATTAATCCACTATTCGGCAAGTATTATTCTTTATAAGTTCGGCACATCGTTCACATTCTAATTTAGATTTTTTATCTTCATCTGCGTCTTTCCCTTCCGCTACGTAGCTCTCTATTTTCTCATCATCCGTATGTTCTACCACGTCGGCGCCTTCCTCCTGTTCTTCATCTTCCTCTGTCCCATCATCTTCCTCCTCAAAACCTTCTATTTGAGCAGATGGTAACCATGAAGTTTCACCTGGCGATGCCGTCGATAAATCCGTATTTATTAATCTTAACTTATTGGCAGTTTGTAAAGTAATTATAAATACTACCGCGATCATAAGGGCAAGACTAGGATCTCTAAGTGCCATAAATACAATAAGGAAGGCAACACCTATTCTTACAAATACGTTATCCATTAGGAAAACTAATTTTGGTGGAAATCGCGGAGCAGCAAGAGCCGCATATAATACTAGAAATACTTTAAGGGCGGTGTTTAAATATATATTATCTAAACTCCTATTTAAAATTTTTTCTAATTCTGATAGAACTGATTTACTAAATGTTTTCATTTGGTTCATATGGTTGGTATATCATATTAAAAGATAATATTTTTAATAAAATATATATATTTCAGTGTAAGGTTGGTTTACATATGGTCCTCGTCGGCGTCAAACCTTTCTTTCGCAGATGGTAACCAAGAAGTTTCACCTGGAAGTGCGGCGGATAAATCAGTATTTATTAATCTTAATTTATTGGCAGTCTGTAAAGATATTATAAATGCTACAGCAATAATAAGGGCAAGACTTGGATCTCTAAGTGCCATAAATACAATAAGGAAGGCAATACCTATTCTTACAAATATATTATCCATTAAGAAAACTAATTTTGGCGGAAATCGGGGGGCCGCGAGAGCAGCGTATAATACTAAAAATACTTTAAGGGCCGTATTTAAATAGATATTATCTAAACTTCTGTTTAAAATTTTCTCAACTTCGGATATGATAGGTTTAGTTAATTTTCTCATTTGGTTCATTAGTTGTTATACCATAATAAAAGATTTTTATTTGATTGGAAACCCCTTTTAAATCAGATTCATATTTTCAAAAATTTGATTTTTATAAATTTAAAGATTATGTGTTATTATAAATCATCAAACATGCATTCCATTCACAAACCCTCAAACGTTGATATTTCTAAGTTCACTTTCGGCGATGTTCAGGTAAACCAGTATGGCGGAAAGTCGTGTAAGGTAAAATATGATGGTGAGGATTTTATGTTTCAGACCCCCCGTATGCGACTTCCATATGGACTAGGCCGCTACGAAGAGAAGGATGGCGATGGTAATGTTACTAAGACGAAATTTTCATTGGATTACTCGTTCTCCGGGTTTGAGACCGGTGATGATGGACAACCGGGTAAGCCGAAGGTGCGAGCATTATTTGATATGATGGAGGGACTTGATAAGACGCTCATTTCCAAGACAGTAGAAAATTCGCAGGTATGGCTTCAGACCGACGAACTCAGCGAGGCAACTGCCAAGGTTTTTACTCGCCCTATTATCAAGTATGCCCGGGATAAGAAAACTAAGAAGATTACAACTAAGTATGCCCCTACATTTAAAGCAAAGGTGGGATTTTATGATGGTCGGTTTACTGTTAATGCTTTTAATTCTAAGAAAGTAGAAATCCCTTCCGATGAATTCCCTTCTAATTGCCCAAAGGGGACCGAGGCAGTTTCTATTGTTAAACTTGAGCGACTTAATTTCGCAGGTGGAAAATGCGGGTATTCATTCCGTGTATACCAGATTAAGTTGTATATGCCGGCACGCCTTCCTAGTTACGCATTCCAGGACGATTCCGACGACGACGAGCCAGTAGAAGCAGCGGCTCCGGCAGTAGAGCCGTCAACGCCTGAAGTAGTCTCAAAACCAGAGTTGGTGCTGGATAGCGACGAGTCTGAAGATGAAGATGAAGATGATTTGGATCTTGACGACGAGAGCGAGGAGGAGGAAGTTGTTAAACCACCCACCCCCAAGAAGAAGAAGGTTATTAAAAAGAAGAAATCGAAAAAGTCAAAGAACTAATAACTCAATATTACAATTTATATTATATATTTTTTTATTATACTATAATAAAAAACCATGCCGAATATAAAACTTGATAAAACCAAAGCGATGAAAATTTTAAATAATTATTTTATGACAGGTGGGGCAGTAAGTTCTTCTAAAAAATCAAAAAAAATAATACCCCCCAACTCTGTTATATTAAAGGCCGACTGGTGTGAAATGTCGACAGACCCTAATTGTATTCCTTCCCCCAAGTAATATTCTATTAATTAATTTCCCATAATTAAACATTTTTGTTTTTTTTTCTTACCAAAACAAAATTCCTTAAGATTATTTAAAGAATTTTCTATAAGTTTGTCCGCCACTTCGCATTTTACAAAAATCGTTGTTTTAAAAACTTTGTATTGAAGCTTTTTATATAATCGCTCCCGTTTTTTATACTGATTCGGGAACATGCAAAATTTATCAACTATATCATATGCTATAGGATATGTTTTATGCTTCTTTCTGGTAATGCGTCCTATTGATTGTTGTATATTTGACTTCGGTGTAGCAAATATTAGTGCGTCCAAGGTAGGTATATCCAATCCTTCCGAACTCATAGGATACGTACCTAATATAATACTACAACCCTCTGATTCTTTTAAAGATTTTTGTTTCATTCCTCCTACATAATATCCGACACTGGTAAATTCACTTAGTTTACCATATAAATACGTTAGTTGTTTTCGCCTGTCACTTAAAATTATAGTCTGCTTATTGTCTTTTAATAATGTTTTACACAGACCTATAATTAACGCATTTCTATTATTATTCGCCGCAATATTGTTAATCATTCGGGGCAAACACAATTTCTGCGTAAACGTTAATTCCTCCTTAGTATATATTTTGTTATGTGGTTCATTATATTCAATAACCCTAACTTCTACACACTTATTATCTTTGTCAATTTTATAGACAATTGGTCCTAAAAACATTTTAAAAACTTTAGTTAAACCATCTATGCGATTAGGAGTGGCCGATAATCCCAGTGAATAGTATGTGTTAATTTTATGTAATGCTCTTGAAAAAACTTCAGCGGCAATGTGATGACATTCATCAACTATAGAAAATCCGAAATCATTAAAAATTTTATTATCATATGTTTTAATTGATAAACTTTGTAACATGGCCAAAACAATATCTTTATTTTCTATATCTATTTTAGGTCCTTGTATTAATCCTACACGCGCACTTGGTAAAAATTCTTGAATTCTTTCTTTCCACTGATTTAGTAAAAATTCCTTGTGGACTACAATAATTGTTTTTCTTTTTAACTTAGATATTAAATATAATGCCATAATAGTTTTACCCCAACCACATGGGACACTTATAATTCCGCCATTACTTTTTTCAACAAGGGGTCCTTTTTTACAAGTGTGCATAAAGGCCGCTATTACAGGTTCTTGGGGTTTTCTAAGAGAACCAGAAAAAGCCACATCAATTGATTTACCCTTTGACATCTTTATTAATTCGGGATTACCGAAATTCTCTAATCCATAGAACTTAGGCAAATAAAGTTTTTTTTTGCTTTCCAAATAAATTGGATATGGTTTTGCTACTTCGCCATAATCATTATTCACAAAAGGTTTCACATTTAGTTCGTGCCTACATTTTTGTAGCGTTTTAAAATCAAAATCATCTTTTACTATCGCGTATCCGCGTTTTGTTAATATTCGGTCAGGTGATATTTTAGATATCATATCTAAAATATAAACGTGTTTATGCTTAAGTTGTAAATATTATTATTTAATCAAAAGTCTTAAAATAATTCATATTAGGGGCTATTATATCGTCGCTATCTTCGTCACTATCGTAATGACCAAGATCTTCTTCAATTATATCTAAATAATTTTGGTTGTACATATGAATGGATTTTATATCTTTCATACACTCGGTCGCAACGTCATTAGCATATTCTGCCGCCGACTTCGCCGCATCAAGTGCCTGTTTTGTAAATGTAGTGAGTAATATACCGTCCATATTTTTAATAATATTATTTGAATGAATTACCGACTCGTTAGAACAACTAAAGGCCGGAACATCACTCGTATTAAATAATGATGTATATGGAAAGAAATCTTCAAAAACTTTATCAGGTGAATTCGCAAAACAATTGGACCCTTCACATGCTTTTACTGGACAACAAAAATCACCATAATTATATTCCCAATTAGAAATTATATTATTACTAAAAGAATTAGAATCATACTCCCAATCTGCCCCCCAATCTGCGCACCAATCTCTTGAATATATGTCATTAATTGGGGTAGTTTCTGTATTTTTATTTACTTCTGGTGGGGTTTCTATACCCTCATTAAATGAATCTGGATATTCACTACCACTGTCGCTTTCACTTTCAGTATCTGTAAAATTAAAATCTATAAGCATTTCGTCGCATTCACCCTTTTCAAGAATATCTATAATATCTATATAATTCTCACTTTCATATTTAACAATTTCCATAACTAGTTCGGACTTGGGATAATTAGTTAAAATATGCTTTTTCAAAGAGTGGAAAGAACCGAATTGGTCAGACTGTCTTAATAGAAAATTTTCATTAACTTCAAAACATTGACTTACATTACATATACCGCCACAATACAATAAATAAATTTCCTTAGTTCTATGCTTGTAAACCAACTTTCTATTATTATTATCAATATTAACTGCTTCTGCCAAGTTTTTATTTATTACTTGTAAATTGTTCATATATGGTTCCTCTATTAAATTAATTATTTTCTCATAATTTTGAGTAGAAAATGTAATCCCCATTTATATTATATAAGATTATTTTTTATATAAAAAATAATATACTATAATTAGTATATGGAAAATTTATTAGGTAATTGGCGATTAAAAGAAAACATTAATTTTGGTGGGTTTTTAATTTTTACTCAAACATCTTGGTTAGAAAGACGGGTAGCATTAAACTGTTCTATTGATGTTTATATTAAATGTTTTTTAAGAAATCCAAAAGGTTTTAATCATTATAGCAAACAAGTGAACTCATTATTTTATAATATGGATGAGAATATCATTTTAGATGGAAAACCACGATTATATGATAAAATTACAAAAAAATATTATTTAAAAGATAATACAGTGAATGTTGATATTACTGGGACTATTGTAAATTGGAAAGAACAAATATATATTGATAATGATAATTTAATAATAAAATATATTTGGTTAGAAAATGAATTAACCAAAACTGCTTCTCAGGAATTTACAAAACACTTATAGCACTACGGTGATGGCGGGACCATACTTGGGTATAGGACTATTAATTAACAGCCCCAACTCATTGCCTAAATTGTAACCTTGTAATAATAAATAATGTGTTATTATTTAATATTAATTATTTATTTTTAAATTCACCAACCATTAAGTTCTATTTCTTTTCAACATCGTTCTCATAGCAATTCAAGACTCTTGCCGAAGGTTCTGTAATATCGCCACTCCACTTAGGTAACCAATAATAAGGAATAGTGGTGTCGCAATCGCCGTAATAGTCACAAAATACTTCCCTATAATATAAACTCTCCTTTATTTGCGGGGGGTTGTGGTTATATTTTCCAGACAACATATTGAATTCTCTATCAGACATATTTATGGAAACTTTATTTTGAATAATTTCAAACCAAGCTTTCTTTTTACCTGAAACTCCATCAGACATACCCTCTTTCTGTCGCCAAAGAACCTCCCTTGGTATAATTGCGGCACTTTCAAACGCTTTTCTAAGTAAATATTTTTCTACCTTAAATGTTTTAGGCATTTTAAGAATAGGGTTGATTGAGAGATAATATTGTAAAAACTCTTTATCTAAAAATGGAACACGGACTTCTAATCCCGCCCCAGCAGTAGATTTATCACATCGCAGCACATCAAAGTAACATAAATCTTCCATCAATCGCACAGTCTCCTTCTTAAATTCATTAGCATCTGGAGCATTATGAAAATACATATAACTACCAGAGCTTTCATCACTGCCTTCGCCGCTAAAAATAACTACAACATCCGTATTATCTCTAATATATTTTGACAAAATATACATTGGTGTACTGGCACGCACAGTCGTCGTATCATACGATTCAATCATCTCAATGTCTTTCTCTAAAGTATTTAACATCTCTTCCTCCGTAACAATGACCTCGTGATGATCAGTACCTAAATAATCAGCGACAATTCTGGCGTATTTTAAATCTTCACTCCCTTCTAATCCAATTGAAAATGTGCTTAATTCCTTCGGATTATAAAACTTACATAGAATACCCGCTATTAAACTACTATCCAATCCACCAGAGAGTAGGCAACCTATTTTCCGCTCACTTAAAAGTCTTTTCTCTGTAGCTTTGATAAGTAAATTTTTTATATTAGACATAATAATTTCTGTGTTGGTGTCTAAATTAGTTGGATAATTGTAATCGTAATATTTCGTAAAAGTTTTATTTTGACTATCAGTAATGTCACAGTAATGCCCCGGGGGAAACTGTCTTATATTATTTACTAAACTCGTATCACCAGTTGTAAGAGATTTTAGCTCGCTCGCAACACACGTAGAAGTTTCAGTCTCGCCGATATACATTGAGCGAACACCTATGGGGTCACGCGCCGCCCATACACGATTAAGGGTTTCGTCAACCAATATAAATGCAAAAACGCCGTCTAAACTTTTTACAGTAGTTTCAATACCAAATTTTTTATACATATGTAAAATTATTTCACAATCGCTGGTTGATTTCATGTTAAAATCATTATCGCTGGCGAGGTCTTTATAATTATAGATTTCGCCGTTGCAAATTAGCGTCAGTTTACTGTCTTCTGGGTGCGAAATCGGTTGATCGCCGCGTTCACTGACATCGTTAATCATGAGTCTATGAAAAACTAAATATATATTTTCATTTATAAGTTTATCCCGTGTATTATCTGGTCCGCGATGTTGACATTTCATGGCAAATTCATTCAAAAGTTTTATTTGCTCTGAACTAAGCGACCCATTGTTAATAAAACCGAAAATTCCGCACATTATCTATTAATAATATTAAAACTTTATATAAAAAAAAATGTTTCAAATTTTTATATTAACTATATATAATATAAATGTTTCAAAAAAATGGCAAAACTCCTAATAAACCCCGTGACGCATACGATAATGATCTAATCTATATACCAGAAAGTAAACACAAAATTAACAGCGACATATCAGAACATCAGTATTTCCATCACTTTATTGAACCAAATTATAATATATCATCTCAATTTGCTATACGTTCGCGTGACGATAAACGTTTTCAAACCAGAGTAGATTTATTATTAGAACGGGAGACTAATATGAGACAAGGAACATTTAATCCTCTTCAATATAACCAGCATATTGAAAATAATACACCTCAAAATCAAGTAGATTCGCCTTTAGATTCCCATAAGCAACCAAATTCTATAACTGCTTATTCCCAAACTCCAGCAGAACAAAATAATAAACCCAAACAATACATGAATTTAAATAATCCTAACAATATGAGACAAGAAAATAGAATGAGTTTTCCATCGGTTAATACTACTAATTTAAATAATATTTACTATAAAAATAATTCTGATAAAAACATAACCCCCATAATTAAATATAATAATTCGCTATTCACAAATAAAGAAAAAAATATTATATGTACATATAAATTACTACAAAGTGATATTGATCCCCTAAACTTATTAAGTAAAGATGCTTATACCATAGGGTCATTATTTAATAAATATAAATCACTGAGTTCTATATATTCTCCTCAAAACCCTTTATATTCAAAAATAATTAAAACTCTTCAGCATTTATTACTTATAATAAATAAATAGTTTACTGAAAGTATTAATTAAATCAAACAGTTTATTTCTTAGCCTATATTATCATGAGCACAACTGAAAAAATTATATTTATTATGCTTACATTATTGGTAATAAGAATTCTGATGATCTTAGGATCAGTTTTAAATACAGCAATCGTAGAATTATTTAAGAATGAATCAACTAGGAACCACTTTAAAAGATATATTAATAATATTTCCCCGCAGGTATATTTTCATAAAACAAAAATAACTACTAAATCAAAACAGGAGTTTGAATCTACCTACTTATCTTTATTAGGTGATATACCTGATCATAAACGAGCGTATATGAGATTTTACACCGAACGAATTAATAAAGCCTTTGTTGATGTTAATCTAAAAAATATTGCGGCTACTCCTACTAAATATATTATGTCTAAAAACGAACTGGAGATGAGAATGCCGTATACATTAGACGATAAAATAGTATTTAATGAAAAAACTATTGAAAAAGTAACTGAAACTGTAGATGAACGCATGTTGGAAACCTTCATACATGAAAAATTCCATACTATTCAAAGAATTCATCAAGAAAAATTTAACGAATTTTACCGAAAACGCTATTCATTTTTACATAATATTATACCATTAGAGGATTTGTCCGATAATTTACGTAATCGCCACATGACAAATCCCGATAATAATTTTGATTTATGGTTATATACTATAAATAATAGAATATATATTCCTTTATTAGAAATAACAGATGGTGGGTTGCGCGAATATGCCTATGAATATTATAATATTAATAATAGGGTTTTGCTTAAAGATATTTTAAATTATTCCAAAACATCACAGACACACCCCAATGAATTATTCGCGTACGAGATTGCCGCTCAACTGATTAAGGGCAAATTAGAAACAGATGTATATAAATTTTTAAAAGCACTCACTTTTTAAAATAATGATTTAAAATTTTGATTAATTTTATTATTAATTTTTGACATTAAATGACTACTTTTCAATTAATAATTAATTGTACAGAAAAATATGATTCAAAAAATTATATCATAGATTGTGTTAAAGTTCCTAGAGATAGTACGCTATCTTCATTATTAGAAATATTTGAAGTATTTTTAAATAATATTAATAATAACTTGAATACTGCTGAGAAATGTTTACATTATATGTTTAAAACTTCAACTGGACCGTTTATTAATAATTATATTGACATTTCATATAAAATTAATTATATAAATATTCATACTACTTCTCCTGATAACTCTATATTCAATCGCGAAAATGAAAATTTCATATTAGAATTTAATCAATATTTTGAAATTATCCGAGATGATTTGAACACATATTCTTGGAGAACAGGGTGAACTACTCTTCGCGATAACGCGTCCCACACCTTTCTTTTTGACTTGTTCTCCTGACCGCGCACTGACACAGATATCTATTAGCGTCGTCCTTCTCTTCGTCACTACCATAGACAATCCACTGCGCAATAGAACCCCCATCATCAATCTCTTTATCCTTGTCGTTGCACCACTGCTTCTCATTTTCATTTTTGAAACGAATACCCAACTCCCTCTTTAGTTTCGCACCGCCAATTAAAACAGTTAAATATTGTTTTAAAATTTCCCTTCCTATACGACCACCTGTTGATACTTTTCTTCCAGTTTTTGGATTAACAATTTTTGAATATGTCATTATTTATATATATATATATTTTTAATTTATCTAATGGTAGTAGATCTTTCACTGAACGGATCACTTTCATCCGAAATATATTTTACGGTTTTTTCTATAACTGGATTTAACGTATCTTCGTAATCCACTATATAGTATTGCCCATTATTACCCAGCACGTAGACCTTTTTTTTCTTATTATCTACAACAGAAAAGGTCTCTATGCCACTTAAATAAATTTGACTAAAACTCCACTGAGAACTAAAATAATCAGGTAAAACATTTCTAATATATTTCATCCCATAATCATCCCATAATTTATTTTTAATTTCACACTCTTCATTCAATTCGGTATTATACAAATGTAAAGTTCCTTTAACGGAACTTACTAATAAAACACTATTGTCGTTTGATAAACTTAAATCTAAAATTTTAACAGGGTCGCAACCTCTCCTGACTTCTTGTATTAATTCACCCGAGTTAATATCAAATATTCTTATTAAAGTGCCTTTCGTTGAGGCTGTTATTAAATATTTACCATCATTACTAACACTTAAGTTATAAATTTCATGTTGATGTGCCTTTATTTGTGTGAAATAATCTTCGTCAAATTTGGTAATCATAATAACACCTTTCTCGTCACCCGTATAAATAATATATTTTGAACCTTCTATTCCCATGCCCATAATTATTTCGTTCGAACTAACATCTATAGATTTAACCAAAGAAAGATTGTCAAACTTATATACATACATCTTACTATTACACAATACTAGAATATAGTCTTTTGTAATATTTACATCTTTTATATCCGAATTAAAATTTATTTCTCCTAAAACTGATTTATTTTCATCATTCCAGATAATTAATTTATTACGGGGGTATAAATTTGCTTTACTTTTTCCTACAAAAATAAAAATATTAGATTCGTGTAACATTTTGATCATAGATACACCTCCCTCAATTTTACGGGATACCATCTTTTTAAAGGGGGATAATTGATAAACATAGAACCCTATATCAGTACCAAAACAACAATAGTTTTTTAATTGGTTAAAACTAACATAAATTTGACCATTAGGAGTATTCAAAAACATTATATAATTATCTATATATGATAATTTTTAAATCTATATTAATTTATGTTAAGTTAATAACATTTTAATCATTGTTATTAATTACATTAAATATGCTTTGATAAGCGGTAGAACCTATCATGAATGTAATATATATATGTTGCGTCGTATACCTTTGTATATAAATTTATTATATAGCACATTCGTATAAACTTTAATAAAAAATAGTAATTATATTTTTTATATTTTTATCTAAGAATTATTATTTAATATCGGCGAAGCAATACTCGGCCCGGCATTTGTGGTGGACTTGAATTGGGAGTTGGGGGAGGACTATAATTGACTTGCTGTTGACTATCGTCAATCTCTACAGACTGATTGTGAGAACCAGTTGAGGCACGGCGAAGAGTATGACTTACAGCTCGCAGACATTGAGATGCCCCGTCAAAAGTAGGGGTCATTTGAATAGTTGCTCCTTCATTAAAACCCAACCCCCCACCAGTTTTTACCGCGTCAATATTCGCTCCCAAGAAAATTGCCATAGTTCCACATTCACGCCGCATATCTTTGAGAACTTTATTATGGCGCGCTTCTCCATTAGGCGCAGACGAATTATCTTCCCCGTCTGTCAGCAGAACGTAAGAAGTCTTAATACAGGGATTCAATCGCTGGACCTTCTTAGAAAACCCCGCAACATAGGCACCATATTGCTCCTTTAGTAGGTGAAGTGTATAAATTCCCGAATCATAAAGTTTTGTCATTCCGCGCGGCGCCATATGAGTTTTCAGAAAATTTAGCGTAGGAAGTTTGTCTGTAAGCAAATTCAAATCTTGGATAGGAACTTCAATAGTGTCATCAAAGGTAACAAGAGTAAAATACGTTGGTACATTAAGTTCCTTTGCTGTTTTTGCCAAATCCTGAATCTGTTCATAAATTTGAACAGGTGGTGCCCCACACATGGACGCCATTGACCCCGAGCGATCACCGCATACCGTTACAAAATGTGCTACTGGTGGGGACGAACGACGGACACCCGACGAATCCCTACCAATATGTTGTGCGCAAGAGAGAGAATCCATTGGTTTTGTTGGTAAATTAAGTTGATTAATGTTTTTATTTCTAAACCACACATTATTCACCTAAATCAAATTTTTCTTACACTTTATATATCCAATAAAATATCCAATGGATTATATACATATATAACTTTATTACATAATATATATAAAGATGGCTTTTTATATGGAGGCAGAAAACTATTGGGGTAATATTGAATATAAGAGGGAACTTATTAATATGACACCTGAAAAAATTAAAAAGTATGCTACTCAATTAAAATTTCGTATAATAGAAGGTTCAGGGACGTGTATATATATTATAGGCGTTTACGATAACGGCAAGATTGTCGGGATAAAAGCTCAGGATGTTACCAATTGTAACTCAATTATGAACAAGATCTGTTTGGAAATAGACGCATTTATAGACTCTGAGAAAATTATAGATATTAATAAGGAAAACAAATTATTAATATATGTATTAAAAAATAATTTTAATATTGATGATATAGTATATTTAAGTGGTTAATCGTTATTTTTAGGAGCCAAACAAAACTTAATCTCACCTAAATTAGCAATATTATATTTTATTACAATTGGATAATCATTTTTGAGATAAACTTCTATATTCTGACATAAACTAGTACACTTCGTAAACAATACCAGTTTTTTAATAGAAAAGACTCCCTGAATTACCTCATCTGGTGACAAATTTTGTAAATATTCCATTCCACCATTATTAGATTCGCACATAATCGTTTCTTGTTCCATCCAATCATTTGAAATTGAAAATATTAATTGATTTCCACTGGATTTGATTTCCAATTCATCTCCTAAATTATTCATATCTCTGCATAGTTTTTGGAAATCACTTGATGGAATTCTTAACACCGAACTAAATTGTGCTGGCGGAATCTCTACTTTATCTAAATATAAATCCATTAACTTAAGTGAAAATTTATGCCGCAGTCCCTTTTCACTGGTTTCAATATGTATTTGTAAATCATTTGGTTCACTTTTAGTTATAAACATACATAGACTATCATTAGGAGACATTGATTTCAGAAGTTTAAATAATCTTACGATTGATATACCGCATACCAAGGGCTTATCGCAGTAAAATTTTTCAAAATTTTCCGCCAACAATTTCATATAAATAAGGGATACATGTGATGAATCCATAGCAATCACCTTTATTCCACTCAAGTTAATTTCAAAATTCACATCTGTTAAAATCTCTTTTAGTGCTTCAATTAATGTTCTTATGGCACTCGCTTGAACCGTTTTAAATAAGAATTTATAATTGCTCATATCTTCTTGGTCGTTACTCATTGTAATATAAACTATAAAGAATAACGTCTTTATATTAATATTTATTTAGTTTGAAATCTATATAAAAAGGTCTGCCATAGCGTTATTTGTTCAACGGACGTACATTTAAATAAAATTTTTTACTGAACTGTCATGTGGATTAAGCGTTTCACATAGAATACCATTAACAACCATTTTACCATGTTCTTCTAAGAGAACATTATATAATAAGTCATGTTTGTTTCTAGAAACTTCCATTACTTTTTTCATTTTAATTAAGTTTCTCGCCCTGACAATATTTTTTCCTGCAATATCTAAAATAAATGGATGAATTTGTGGTTCTAATTTATTAGTCTCTATAAACCTTGTATCTAAATAAACTCCATGATTTCTACCTATATAGGTGTTTTTATTAGGGATTTTATTGCCAAAAGCGTGTCTCGAAATAAAAATCAACGACGGGTCAGAATTAATTACCCTTACTATTTTTTTGATTGTTTTCCCAAAAATAGTGTGTCCGGTTGTTAATTTATCTAATCTAATTTTCCCTTGGTCAGTTTCTACTTTTTCACTTCCTAAAAAGCATATATTTCCAGTTCCAATATAATTTTCATATAAAGTTTTAACGGTAGAATCGGTCAAAATCCCCTTGTATAATTTAATATATTTAACCACTCCGTGTAAATAAGTAGCACCAGTTGGATTTTTTTGTGTTCCGACCAAATTCGATTCACGGAGAGTGCCACTTAAACTTTTATCTAAAGATGCTGTATTAATACTCGTCGCAGAATGATTGACGTAAATTTTAATTTCATTCGTATTGGTCTCCGATTTAATTGTAAAAACGTAATGGAAAAAATCATTTTCATTAATATTACCAGCAGTATTAGAAATATTTACACTTCGCTGTGTGCTAACAGTATTATTGTCAGTTCTTACATTTAGTAATGTTTTAGAACCGTTATTTTTAAAAGTAAAATGCGCAGAGTCATTATTAGATATGTCAGATATTGATTGAAAATAAATAGTATTCCTATCGGTATCTATATTTTTTAGAACTATTTCTAAAGATATATCCCCACTTATTGATATATTATCTAACCCGCTTAAATCAATACAGTATTTACCATCAACAGAATTATTTAAAAAAATACCGTCGCTATTCCTACTTGGTTTATCAGTAGGAGAGTTTGTTCCTCTAAATAATATTTTAGCTTCTAAATGCGCTTCTTTATCAAAAATACTTGTTCCAGAAGCATCGGCTATATATTCACTACTCGTGAAATCCCAATGATATAATAATTGAACCATCTTAATATAAGTTATAAAATATTAACCTGCTTACATTTAAAAAACACGCAGCACATATAAACAACTGTTCGTTGAAATTTTAAAATGTTATGTAAAATATAAATATTTAAGGCGAAGTATATTTTAATAACGTCTGTATATTTATTTCGTTTGAAATCTATATAAAAAGGGGCGAACTTTAGACATACCCTTTTCCTTAAATTTATATACTTTACCTTTCTTAACATTTTTAGTTACTGGATATTTAATATCCCTGTAATACTTTTGTTTGGTAAGCGAATACAATGAATTCAATTTTTCATAGTTGTCTTGTTCACTTTTTGTAAAAAGAATTTCAAATCCAATGTTATATTTAAAGCGGGAATTACTGGATATATTCGGTTTGTACACGCCGAATATTTGTTTCTGAATAAAAACATTATAAATGAGATTGTTACATAGTTTGTGCTTTAAAACTTCGCTTCTTGTTATAACCGAATCTATATGATCTATTATTTTAATTTTAAGGTACTTTGTTCCATTATATTTCTCCTTTAGGGAGTGGTATAGTTCGGTAACTTTCGTAAAATCTAAAGCACCAGTTATATCATTATATTCTCTATGCTCGCGTAATATATCAGGTATAGATTCAATGGACGAGGAATCGTCAATATTATTAATTAATTTATAACTTGTTATAATATATTTATCTATATCATCTTTAGTAAAATCTTCTAAATTAACTAATAATTTAGACTCTATATTGGATAAATTATTTATATTTATATTTGGATATTTTACTATTTTACTTTCGGGGATTTCGGGTTTAATAATAATGGATAATACGGCATATATTATTGGATATAACAGTCGTTTTTTTATATCTTCATGCATAAATTTATTTGAAGATGTATTAATAACCCGTTGAATAAATAATTTAATATGTTTAACAGATTTATGTAATTGTCGTGAAAAAAATTGATTGACCTTTTTAACCAAGGCTTCATATATAATTGAATCGTATCTGAATTTACTTATTTGGATTTCACCCTGATAATCCAATGATATATCTAAATTATTATGATTTATATAACGCTGTGTATAAAAATTTAAATTACATTTTTTTATTTCATTAATAGTATAGATATCACCTTTCTTATTTAAAACTTTTAATGTAGGGGGTATCCCAAGGGATATTTTGAGGGGCTTCACCTTAACATAATCCTCTTCTGGCTCCCATTCTGTAATCACGCCTGATTCCAAATAAATATCACTTATAATTATATTTGTTGCTGGTGATGTTGGAGGTGGCGTGGACGTCGTTGATTGTTTCTTCACTGTCTTACGATTACTTATTAGAAAGTTTTTGATAAAAATTGGTAATTTAAAATCTGTAGTTTTACTTAAATCCTGAACTTTTTTACAGTAATCTAAAAGTGGTTCAATTATATTTATGCTCTCATTCATAATAGGTCTATGTTCTTTCACATCCTCTGTGAAATTATATAAATCTTCTTTATTTCCAGTAAAATTCAATGCCGACCATGTTTTAGAAGATTCATCCAATGGCATAATTGGTATGAAAACCCCCTTATTAGTTTTAATTAATACTATTTTTGTCCCACTTGCCCCGGGAGAATTATCTCTATATAAAGTTGCTATTCCAAAATCAGACGATGCCTTTAAAAAACTGTAAACTGTATTTTCTTTATCTTTAGCAATTTCAGTAGGTTTTAATGGTTCCGATTTAATAACTTTATTAAGTTCATTATTAAATATGGTACTATCCATTTTATCATAATTAAATATTATTTGGTCTTCATCCAAACTTTTAATTGAGTTATTACATAGTGTGTAAAGAAGTGTCTGATCTACATTAATATTTTCATAACTATCAACGTCTGATATAAAAGATGTAGCAAAACCGGCCACATTTAAATTTATTTTAGAGGAGTCTGATTCAGTAAAAAGACCGAAATACTTTATAGGTTTAATATTTATGGTGCCCGTTTTCTTACTTTTTGCCGAGACATCCAGAATTTTATTGTAGAATTCTTCATATTCAGTTATTTTAGGTAAATTCGACTGGGTGCCATCAAATTGAGCACCGTGTTGTAATAATTGTTGGTCGGCATCCGATTTTGGTTTATTAATATTCGTTGTAGAATAAAAATCTGGTTTGCCCCCATAATAATTTTTATTTATATATTTAGCAACCTCATTAAGAGTATTTTGGGTAATAGATTCAGGGTATATAGAAACTTCATAAGATTTTTCAGCATGTTTAAAAAGAATTCCACTAACTTTATTACTACTATCTCTTTTATAATGAAGGGGGTATATATCAATTGCTTTTAATTTTTCCACATTAAATTTTATAAAATCTTGGAGTTTTTTAAAAGTAATAATATCATACATACTTGTTTTATCTAGTGTAATATGATCATTTGGTATATAACATTTCTCTTTAAATTTCTCAATAATATGTTTTATTTTTTTAAGATATGACGTTTTTTCATTATATTCACTCTTGTAAATTTCACTTATCTTAAAAGTTTTTTTAATCCCAGTTTCTTTAATGGTTTTACCACCTGTTTTATAATATATTGGTTCAAATATATAATCCAATCCACTACTCGTTACATTATTATACTTTATAGCGAGAGCAACATGCGTATCTTCTGATAAATTATTAAGATTTTCTGAAATTTTTTTAGAAAAATAAGGACAATTAACCTTGATACTATATGATGTCTGATTTTTCCTTTTAGAAATTTCAAATACGATAAGAATTAAATTGGATATTGAGTTTGTTTCACGACTTTCATTCGTACACTCAGTTATAAATTCAGGAGAAGTGCTTATTTCATAAAATAAATCATCTCTCTTTACATCATCCGATAACGTATATTCGATGAAATTTTGAAATGAAGAAATTGTATCACGTTTTCTAAATAATATTTCTAAAAATCCACCATTAATATCATTAAAAAATATCTTATTATCCATAGATTGCTTATTGTTAGTAACGGTTTTCACTATAGTATCTTTTATAAAATTAGTTTTTTTTATACTTGTGGGGTATGTTTTTGGGGATACATCTAGAATATCAAAAATTAAATTAAAGTAGGAATTAGGACCCTGTGCGACCCCTTGTCTAATAAATCCACTATTAACATTACATTCTTCTTGACCAAATAAGCGATTTAATTTTTTACCCAAATTACCCTGAATATTCTCCCCTATAGTAAAATATTTATTACCGTTTGTATTGAGTGGGTCGCCGCATTTATTAACATTTCTAGGCCAAATAGGTTTTAATAATTCCGAAAATCTATTACTATATTTTTGATAACAACACGGTGGGAATATCGGTTCTTTATTTTGTTCATTTCTACTAACAGATAATGGATGTTTGGTATGTGATAAAAATCCTGGATAAAAATACGCGCCCCCGCCTCCTACACCACCGCTTTTAGGATATACCCATAAGCGATTTGGTTCAGGATTATCCTTCGGGTATTCGGGGTTAAAATCCATAATATCTAGTTCTAAATTATGCTTAGCCTTTCGCCAATTTGCCTCATCCCCCCAATCAAAAGGTTCAAATGTATTCCCGTCTACCTTTGAATATTTTAACATTCTCCAATGAACTGGTCTATTAGTTTGTTTGTCATATAAACGCGGGCACATATACCAATTTAAAGAATCATCTTTATCGGTCCCGTATTTAATAGATTTACATTTCATTGCCTGGACCTTTGCCTTTTGGTCGCCACTTAATAAATTTTTGTAACTTTCTTCTACGTAGTCACTCTTATTATCTAATCGCGTAGTTATTCTTGCTCCACAGATTTTCCTCAATGTATATTTTTTCTCGTCTATTTCCTCATCCTCTTTATTTTTCTTGGTATATTTAAAAGAAACCATGGGATTTTGAGCCCTGATATATTCATCTTCGTCAAATAGTTGTTTAAGACGTGTATATGATATATCACTTTCAACTATTTCTTTTATTATTGTCTTTTTCTTTTTAACAATTCTCGTTGTTGGGGGGATTTTAAAAGACCATTTAATTTTCGGTTCCTTTTTTTCTGTCTTAATTATTGTTTTCAATTTAATAATTTCCCCATATTCTTCGTCATTACCATAATTTTCTACATAGTCGCTATCTAAACGTTTAGAGTCTAAAAATATATTTTTTTCACTAAATCCCGCCTTTGTTGACTGATATTCACAGTCCCTATCAAATGGACCAAACCCATAACTATTAATTTTAATATTTTTACCAGGATTCTCACTATTTAATTTATGTTCTAATTTCATATCAATTCTGTCTACCTCGTCCTTTTCTTCTTGAGTTAAGACTTTAGGTATTCTACTTGATTGACATACTTTGTCATAGCGATCATGTGTAATATCAGACTCTCCATCAGGAAAAGAGGGATCAAATATATCTTCATCATATTGATATAGTCTATTTAAGAAGGCACCTTCCGATGTTTCTTTAATTTTTTTATTACGTATTCTCATTGTCTGTATTGTTTCTTCATCGTCTAAATCGTCTTGGTCCCCCTCTTCAGAATTTTCACTTTCAGTATCACTTTCATCGTCGTCTCCTCCATTAGATAACATTTCCTCCTCCGAAGATGATTCCTCACTACTTTCTTCATCATTACTGCTCAAGGAATCATCATCGTCGCCCTCATCATCCGAATCATCATCTAATACATCATCATCGCCACCACCTGTTGTTTTTTTAACAATCATTATTTCCTCAATAGTTGGTTCTTCTTCATCGTCCTCTTCTGTAATACTTTCATCTAATTTTACAAAACATAATTTTATAATTTTTTTTATATACTCCAGTGCCAGAGAATCTGAACAACCCATAATGATACAATTAATTTTTTTTCGCGTATCTTGTGGATTATCGGTCATGTTTAAAGAAGTATACTTGTTATTATACTCAATTACTATTTTATTTTGTTCACCAGAAGTATAACCGTTATGTCTAAAGTTTATAATAATCGCGTCTGTATCAGGATTTTTTAAATATTTATATTCTACCCCTTCTCTTATAGACTCATCGCTTAATTTAATAGTATATGTGTCACTCGCATCATCATATAAATTTATACTACATTCTTGAATGCTATCACCCCCCAAATATATCAATGAGTCACCCAATTGAAATTTAGAAGAAGTCTCATCGAGTGTAATAAAGGGCGATATTTCATTTAAAATATCTATCAATTGTATTCTGGATTTAATTATACTAAAGTTTGTTTCACTCCGAACTATAAAATGATAATAAATTTTGTATTTTGACATAGTATAATAAGGTTTGATGTCCACTATAGGAGTGTTTAAATCATTATACGATACAACGAATTTACCAGTATAAAATTTATCACCAATAATATTCTTTTTTACAAAACTATTTATTTTTTCAATAAAATCGGCGCTGTTATCAAATAAGTTATATTTTTTTAAATTTAAAGTATTAATTTGTATATTCATAAGTGTTCGCCCTTCGTGTTCAATACTATATAATAAAACATCGCCGTATAACGCTCGTTTTTTTTTAAACATTACTAGGTCATTTATATTAGTTTCTGAAATTGAGATTTCTTCCAGGTCACTATTGAATATAGTATTAATATCTAATTGAATGCCTTTGGAATGTATTATATTAACTGATTGTTTGTTATCTAAAAAATTATAAATTTTACCACTATAAAATTTACGCGACAATATATCAAGTAACTTAATTTTAAAAAATAATATTACCTTTTTATTAACAATTTGTGATATTTTATTTTGTATGCTTTTCTTACCCGGATCATTTTTTTTTTTACGCCCTTTTTTGTTTGTACGAAGTTGATCTAAATTATTAATATTTAATTCGGTAAAATTAAATCTACACCAGTTTTTTAATGTATTTTTACGTATAAGGGGTTTTAAATTTCCACTATATTTTAGTATAGGTGAAAATAATTTACATACTTCATCACCACCCTGTAGGTCATTAAATTTTACAAAAGGAATATCGTAAGACAACTCTATATTATTAAATAACTCTATTAGAGAATGCTGTTGTTGAGATAAAATACATGTATTTGTTATATCCGTCATTAGCATTTTTTCTAATTTTAATTCAGGCGTCTTATCGCTATCTAATAATTCGGCGATGTTATTATAGTTCCATTTAAGTGGTGTTTTTTTTTTGAACGGAAAACATAAATCTAAAACATCCGTATCTTTGTATATGGATTGAATATTATTATAATTATAGAAATATAGAGTATCCGAATTTGTCAACTTTCCTAATAATTTATCGGATTTAATGCTCGCATCACTGTTAAAATTGACGTATATAGTATCTTTTTCAAAATATGCCGGTATATACGAGTTAATACTGGTGTTAGTTACATTAAATTTACTATTATTAAATTTGACAATATTAATTGGTCTAAATCTGACACCTAACTTTATCAATTCAGTAATAACCTTATTATTAACTAATTCAGGAACATTTTCATACATAAATTTATTTGAATATAATGCTGCTTTTATTTTTTTTATTATCAAATTAGGTACATAATATCGTTCAAATAATTTAACTATTTCAGTAAAATTATGATTTTGTTTTTTTAAAGTAAGTATAATATTACTCTGAATATTTTTAATTATAAGTTCATCTACATAACAGTCAGAATAAATTACTGTTTTATTTACTTGTAGGGTTTTATCACGTTTTTTAATTTGGGTATTTGTTTTAATCCCCTGGTTTATAAACGTACAAATAATATTTTCAACTTCGGTTACGGTATTTATTTTTGATATGTGTCTGGCGATAAAATATATTTTAGAATATAAATAAGTATCATCTGCCGCTGTAATACTTAATTTAGTATTAAAGTCATTACCAAATGCCTTTTTTAGTTTTTTTAAATCTGAATAATTTGCCAAGGGGCGCTGAGTTATTATAAATTGACTAAAATCATTTAAAAGTGCTGGTGTAATATTTTCGTATTGGTCTAAAGCACCCACAAATAAAAATAATATTTGTTCAACATTCGCAGGATTAGTATAGAGATTTTCTAATTTATTAAGAATTGGCGCCGATATCTCGTCGTCCGATGTTTTAATTTGTATAGATGTTAAGATATCTTTATAGGTTTCTGATTTAGTGGGGAGTTTTTTTTTAAAAATATTGTAAATTACTTTTGTTATTTTAGAATTATTAGAGTTCATAATTAATATATATATATATAAAATATATCTATTAATTTTTAAAACTTTTTTATTTATATATTATATAAGTGATTTATGGAAAATTCAAAACCAACCCCAATGAAAAAATTTACTTTTAATATTAGCAATTATGATAACCCCGTTACTATTAGAGAACGTTTTTTTTCCAAAGGAACCTTATTTAGAGTGGGTAAATCCATTTTAAAATTAGAAATTGCCATTATTTTAACAATTATAATAAATATATTACTCAACAAAACAAAATTATACAGAAACTATATTAAGGATATCAAACCTTCTATAATTAAAATAGGTCCTATTAAAATTAAAACTCGTAAATTAATAGCAATGCTAATTAAATATTTAATATTGGTCTTAGTGTTTAGTATTATAACCTTTTTAATCTAATTTTAAAGGCGTAGCGGTTACATTAATACCGCAATATTTGATAGGATTCTGTTTATAATCAACATAGTCGTATATACCTAATTTAATACCTGTTTTTAATAGTTCATTCATATTATCCCAAAACTCTTTATTGTGACCAATTGATATAGACTCTAGATGTGCCAATTCATGTAAAACTACGAACATTAAGGTATTTAAATCTACTAAATCTTCTTTCTCATTTTTATGCCGTATACATAAAACTATTTTTTCACCCTTATTAAGTGAATACGATGTGTATTTAGAATTAGAGAGTGATTCTGATATATTATCAGGATTGTATTTTTTTTCTAATGTATTAAAAACACCATTTTTCTTATTATATTCTAATAGGAGATCAATATTTTTAACTACTTTTGCCAATAAATCCGCACCCGCTTGCTTATCTGGTTTATTTCTAACTAAATATTCTTTATTATCTATAGTGGATTTTACTTTAGTTAGTTCTGCATACTGTTTCTCATAGTATAAAAATAATATTAATACGACTGTTAGTATAACTATAACAAATGTTAACTCAATCATTATCACTAATATTTATTAAGAAATAAATTTATCTCTTAATTAATAATTAAATCCAACCCTACCCAAATCAATATAAAGAATTTGATTTTTAATTTAAAGGATGAATTTATATTAAGTAATATGAACTCTAATTTAGAATTCCAGATTATAAGTTGGCATTCATGCGACGAAACCTTAGATGTTACACAAACTGTAAGTGACGGCTCAAAAAAATCCTATAATCAAAAAGAAACTAGTAGATTTGTAATTTCGTTGTTTGGTAAAGATCATGAAGACAAAACATATACAGTTAAAGTAGAGAATTTCACACCATACTTTTACATTAAAGTTTCCGATGACTTTACAAAATATCAACGCCAGTTATTAGAAGATTGGTTAAGAGATGAAATGCAATTTAAATATAAGGAGTGTTTTCTCAAAACGTCGGTAGTTAAACGCCACAGTTTTAGAAATTTTGACAAACAAAAGAAATATAAATTTGTAAGATTTGTCTTTAATAATAAGGGCGCCATGAGAAACGCGGTTTCTAAATTTCAAAAGCGAGAAAGAATATATAAAGACAAAACTATTTTAAAACCCGCTTATATTAAAATTATTGGTTTAACTAAAAAACCAGTACAGTATGAACTATATGATAATATGGTTGAACCTCTGCTAAAATTTATACATCATCGTGATATTGATACGGTTGGATGGGTACAGATAAAATCCAGCAAATATAGCAATATAGATATTGCGACCACATGTGACAAGACCGTTCGCTGTGATTGGAAAAGTGTAAAAAAAATTGAAGAAAGGGGTAATACTAATATTAAAATTATGGCGTTTGATGTAGAATGCGATTCGTCCCATGGCGACTTCCCTCTACCAATTAAAGATTATACAAAACTGTCAAGAGAAATTTATTACGCCTTTCTAAAATTACTTAAACATGATCCTAATAATTTATTGGAAAATAAAACTAAATTTGTGAATAAATGTATACTGGCCTCATTTAAAAAGGGTAGTAGCGATATAGGTATTAGTAAAATATATAATAAGTCCTTTGGTCAAATAAGTAAATATTCTAGAAATGTTATCGCTTCAAGTGTGGCGGAATATTTAATTGTTGGAAATACACGTAATAGTATAGAAATTAAAAATCACAATATAAAATGTATTGAGGAAATTAATAGAATTCTGAATAACACCCGAACGTATAAGAAATTACTGGAATGTCTTATAGAACATGAGGTATTAGAAGACGATGATGTCGAATTAGACCGTTATAAGTGGGAGTACCGACGCATAACAGATAAATTTCCGCCCAAAGCGGATGAATTTGTAAGTCAACGGGATATTGATAAATTAATTAATTACTATAATGAAGTAGAAAATGACGATGGCGAATTAAAATATCCCGAATTAGAAGACGACTTGGAAAATAAATTACCGCGAGTCAAAGGCGATAAAACAATTCAAATAGGTCTATCCTTTGTTAATTATGGTTCGAGAATACCCTATAAAAATTATATGCTCACTTTAAAAGGGTGTGACACATTGGACAATGCTACAACGGAGTCATTTAAAACTGAAAAACACTTACTTATGCGGTTTACTGAGATAATTCAGACGGAGAACCCCGATGTTATAACTGGGTGGAATACTGATGGATTTGATATCCCATGGTTATTTAAAAGGGCAAACGAGACTGGTTGTTTGGAAGAATTTTCTAAAATGAGTAAATTGAAAGATTTTGAATCTAAACTTAAAATAAAACAGAAAAAGAGTTATACAGGTGAATTGGTAAATGTTGACTATGTAGATATAGTGGGGAGAATACAGATGGATTTGCTCCCCCTTGTAAGAAAAAGTTATAATTTGGGTTCTTATAAATTAGATAATGTAGCGGCACACTTTATTAATGGTGAAATAATAAAATTAGTTTATGATGAGAGTAATAACAAAACTACTGTATTTACAAAATCGGTAGTAGGTTTAAACAACGAAAATTTCGTTATATTTAATATATTGGATGGTTATTTGGATAATCAGTATATGGAGGGTAAAAAATTTGAGATAACTAATCTAAATAAGTTGACCAAAACATTTAATGTACAAGGTAAAATAGAACTGGACCTGGAGAAGAGTTGTAAATGGTGTTTGGGTAAAGACGACGTGACCCCTAAGGATATTTTTAGACTCCAGAAAGGCGATGATCACGACCGCTTTATAATTGCTAAATATTGTATGATGGATGTTATCCTGTGTATTGAACTACTTAATAAATTAGAAATATTGACCAACAATATTGGTATGGCAAATGTTTGTAAAAATCCATTGTCGTGGATTATACATCGTGGTCAAGGTGTAAAAATTTTGAGTTTAGTTTCATACTTTTTAAAGTCAAAAGACTATATTTTACCATTTCTATACAAAGACTCTTTTGATAAAGAAGGTTATGAGGGGGCTGTCGTTTTAGACCCAAACCCGGGAATATATATTGATAGACCTATTGCTGTATTAGATTATAGTTCTCTATATCCATCTTCTATGATTGAAGTAAATTTATCACATGAAACAATTGTTACAAATCCTATATATTTAGGCGAAGATGGTGGGCAACACTTAAATGAACAGGGTTATGATTTTGAGGATATTACATATGATAGGTACAAGACCTTATTCACCCCCGGTGGTGCCGTTAAGGGTAAAGAGAAGGTAGGTGAAAAAACTGTCAGATATGTTCAGTATAGGGACGGTTCTAAAGGTCTTATACCGCAAATTCTAAGTTATCTACTATCAGCCCGGAAAAATACTAGGAAGAAAATTAAGTATAAAACTATACAAACTAGGGATGGTGAATTAGAAGGATTATATGATAGTGATAACGACGTTATAAAAGTAGACGGCGAGGAAGTAACTGTACTAAAAGAAAGCATTATAGATATCAAGGACACATATAATGAATTTGAAAAGAAAGTTTTGGATGGTTTACAGCAAGCATTTAAAGTCACGGCAAACTCTTTGTATGGTCAATTAGGTGCGAAAACCAGTGATATATATTATAAAGAGATCGCTGCCTCCACAACGGCTGTTGGACGAGAGCGGTTAATTATAGCTAAAGACTTCGCACTTGATACCACCAATTACCCTCAAAAAATGGATAACGGTGAAACAATATATCTGAAAAATAAAATTACATACGGAGATACAGACTCTATATTTGTAGAATTTCAATGTTTAGATGGTAAGGGGGATAAATTAATTGGACGCGATGCTAGAAAGAGAAGTATAGAACTGGCTATTTATACAGAGAAGAAGATTCAGAAAAATATATTGCGAGCCCCGCAAAATTTAGAATATGAAAAGACCTTTGACCCATTTATTCTACTTAGTAAAAAACGTTACGTGGGTAATCTATATGAACACGATCCCGATAAATATAAAAGAAAAAGTATGGGTATTGTTCTAAAAAGACGCGACAATGCTCCCATTGTAAAGGTCGTTTACGGCGGAATAATAGATAGGATTATGAAAGAAAAGGATATTAGACCAGCCATCGTATTTTTAAAAAAATCACTGCGGAAATTAATCAAAGACCATTACCCTATGAAAACTTTAATTGTAACCAAAACACTCTCATCGTTCTACAAAGATCCTGATAGAATAGCCCATAAAGTATTGGCGGATAGAATTGGTGAACGTGATCCAGGTAATAAACCGCAAATTAATGACCGTATCCCATATGTATATATACAAACGGCTAAAAGTGTAAAATTACAGGGTGATAGGATAGAAAATCCTCAATTTATTAAAGAGCATAATCTGAAACCAGATTACGAATTTTATATCACAAATCAAATCATGAAACCAGTATCACAGATATTTGCTTTATGCTTGGATGAATTACCTGGATTTACAAAAAATATTACCGAATTTAATAATAAGTATAATGTATATTTAGCTAAGGGTAAATCTGAAAATGACTCAATTAAATATATGTTGGAATGTAAACGTAAAGAAGCGGCTAAAATATTATTCCGAGATATTTTGAGAATATTAGAAAATAAACGTGAAAATAATACCTTAATAACCGATTACTTTGCACAATAAGAATATGGTAATTCCTGATAAATTTTTATTTTATTGAATAGAACAAATCAACTTGAGCAACACGGATAAAAGATTCGGTGTATTATTATTTAGTAAAAATAACTGATTAACCTAAAATTGTTTTGTGGCCAGTATATAAACAATTATTTGATGTCTTAAATAAAAAGTTAGTGTCTGGGTTCGGTCTTCCTGATTTTAACTGTTTTCCTGGTTGGCGTAAATCAACTAATTCAAAAACCGCAATACCAGAACTACCTATAGGATGATTTGTGAATTGAATTGTATCAAATCCCATTTTTAAGCCACACATTACCATTTGGTTAAAATAGCGCGAATCCCAGCAATGTCCACCATTCCAATAACCAAAATATTTATGACATTCTATATGCGTTTGAAATACAATTGTCCTACCAATATTATAACTTATTCCGGAACCTGGTGCTAAAAACATCCAATATCCACAACCTTCTTCATCGCCATATTCATGATGAATTTCAACAACTGAATTATTCGGAAATCCATTCGGATGTGCTATAATATGGTCCTTCTTTTTTTTATTTTTTAAAATACCATAACAATCTTCCATTAAAAATGTTTTTTTTTTAAATTTCATTTTAATTAAATTACATTTCTTTACTGATTGTGGCAACGAATCAGTTTCATAAAAGCAGTTAAATCCTCTAATATCAAATGGAAATTTTATTGAATTAATATTATATATATTAGACAAATATGTAAACCATTCTTTGTCATTATATAACTCTTCTTTATTATAAAAGTAAGGTAAATTAATTTTTGAATTTATATCAAACAATATTTTTTCAATTGTTCTGGTTAATGTAAGAAAAAGTTTATCAATACCAGTAGTTGGTATTTTAGTTATATACGCTTTTAAAAATAATTTCCTTAAATCTCGGTATTCTCCGATGAAAGACTTATCAAAATATAAATCCACAGTAGAAGTAAATCTATCATCAACCCAGTCTAAATAATCGTGGTATCGTGATAAATCTAATCTATCGGCAGTTATTACTGCGGTATCTTTATATTTTGTGGATGGGTCAGAATGTATATAGGTTTCTTCTGATAGGTTCGGGAAAAATTCTTTTAAACAAGAATCATGTAATTTTTGTTCATAATTATTACATTTTAGAAAATCATGTAAAAGAATGGAAGCAAATATTTGCGTGTTTATTTTTTTTATTAATGAATATAATATCAATGCATTTAATCCATGAAATAAACCGTGCTCTACATCGTAAAAATAATTAATCATCATAAATCTACATTCAATATTACATTTCATATATGTAGAATTATCATTATTATTTTTTATAAAATCAATCAACATAAGTATTTTATCTGTAATAGAATCTATATTCATAGATATATATATATATACACAAAAAAAATCTTTCATTTTCAAAATTAGGTTCTCCTGATTTTAGACCGGAAAGTCCCCCCAGTTGATGATGACGCCGACGAGGACTTTACCGTATTAATTAGCCAGGCGGATCAGTCTTTAATGCGTTAGATAATAACAACAATTCATAAACTGTTGAAAATATATAGTAAATAAAATAAAATTTTGATTATATAAATTTATATTATAGGATTGTTATAATAATGCTAAACACTAAGTATTTCATATATCGTAAGGACATAAGACAGTGGAGATTTGATATTGTCGGTTGGAAAAAAGCACGATTGCGCAGATGTTCCGCCGCGCGCGCACGTCGTGCCGAACAAAAAAAAAACAAAGTGTATCCATTTATATATAATCTTAGTGGTGGGCACTGTCATAGAACCCTTATACGATATTAATAATATGGTCGTCGCTATGGACAGAAACTGTAGTGGAGTACCGCACCCGCCAAACATACCAATTAAGGTTTTTTTTTCTCTTGTTTTGTCCATCATAAATTAACAAATTACCTCATAAAAAAATAAGGATATATATTAATGATAAATATTATTATAGCGATTGCTTTAATTATAATAATAATTATGTTTGATAATAACTTTTTTGATTTTAATATTGATGAATTTTCTAAATATAACAAAATTGATAAAGGTAATAAACGTACTGTGTGGGTGTATATGAAACCCTATATTTCTCGAAATACTAGAGATAGCGAATCAATCGGTGTTATAAAATTATGCGTAGAATCTATTAAAAAACATTTGGGGGGCAACTATAATGTAATAGTTTTTAATAAAGATATGATTAGTGATATCGTCCCTGAATATATGGAATTTCTTGATAATAGCAAGTCCGATTATATATTCTATAATATTCTCAAATATAGTATCATTTATAAATATGGAGGGGTTTGGTTACCATGTTCAACTATAGTGCTGGATAACTTTTATATAGATGATGGACCTTATTTAAATGGTAAATTAATTTTTTTTTCAGAGAAACATCCTGAACATAATAAATATTTTAATCAGTTTGATTTTTCAGCGGTAGCATCAATAAAAGAGACTTCACAAGTAAAAACTCTTTTAGAAAAATTGACAGATAAATCAAATTCCTTTAATAATAGTTTCATATTTAACAATAGATTGGATTGGACACTCGGCGTGGATGCTAATATTCATTATGCGCCTATATCAAATAACTCCAGTATTAATGAAAATGTAATTAAAAACGAAGACTTAATAAAAAACCATCCGGTGATAAAATTAAATAAATACATTAAATTAATATTTTTAGATATAGAAACGTTAAAGTATTCTTCTAAATATCAGTATTTATTAAATATGGATCATAAAACTATCATGGATTCAGATATACTTCTTAAAAAGTTATTTGAATACAGTAATCAAAACTATTGATATTTATTTTAATCTAAAAAATATAATAGTATAATAACTAATGAGTGACCGCATTATTGGTGATATTCTAGAAAACATCCCTGACACCACTGACGTAACGATAAACTATTATGTTAGTCCAACGATAAATAATTACAATTATGCCAGGCAAATAATAGACCCTGTATCACGTAGAATGAACGTCGGAATTAATAATACTGCTACTAATTCTCATACACAAGGTAGTCAAACCGATGCGTTGTCAGTCCAATCGGATACCTCATCCAATCAATCCTACAATACCGAGGATCAGTCAGTCATAAACAATGGGGATATTGATATAACAATTTCTACTGACAATGGGGGGAATATATCAGCATCTGCTAATATAAACAGTTCTTCTAATATAACTAACATGACGACAAATCCTCAATATACTCAAATTAACGCGACTATAGATTACGACACTGATATAGAAAATATTAATAATGTTATGAATTTAACGGATGCCTTAACCGAATCTATATCCAATTCACTAGAAAATATACGTTATATGAATCCACTCAGTATTTCCACGGAAGATATGTTAGAAAAAACCTCATTAATTATTTATAAAAATATAGATAATCCCGATACAAAATGTCATATATGTAATGACAACTATAATGAATTTGATATATGTAGGAAAAATAATGTGTGTTCACATTATTTTCACCATCAATGTATAGATAATTGGTATAGTAGAAATACTAAATGTCCTATTTGCCAACAAGTAATTTAATTAAAAGTGATGATAATAGGTTTATCAGTCTTTATGGGTAATTCGGGCTTTGAGTCATTCAAAGGTTTGTATACAGTTTCTTCATTTTTTTCAACTTTATATAATATATATTTATGACCTTTGATATATTTTTCCCTAGAAGATACATGATAGCCGCGTATTTTTAAAATCTGTCTTAATACCGTTATAACATTTTTTTCTGTTAAATTATTTAAATATGTTCGTGCTTTACACGGTATATAACATTTTTCCAGATAAGGTTTTATTTTATTAATTTTTTCTACGGTTTTAAGATGTTTCAAATCATTTCGGGAAAAGGTATGCTTACTATCAATATCATAAATACCAAAAGAATTTATAATATTTTCATATAATTCATTGGTAGGATATTTCTTAAATAATTGATCCTTCACCATACTATATAAAGAGATTATAATTTAATAAATAAATTTTATGTATACTTATAATATAATGTATTCTAAAATTGTTAATCCGGCAACAGGGCGAAAAATATCTATTAACAGTAAAAAGGGCAAGGCGGTATTAAAAAATTATATAAATATTGTCAGCGGCGGTAGTCTCGCTAATTTAAAAGATAACATCGCTCCCGCATTGTCCGACTATAATGCTATTCAACAAAATATAAAAAATTTAGAAGGAGGTAAATCAAAACCTATAGATTTAAAAACAGCGGTATCAATTTTAAAAAACTATTATCACGGAAAATACAATTAAGATTTAATATAAAGTTCCGTTTTTTCATTTAAAATTAATTCTAATTTATTTAATGATATATTTGAAAATAACTTTTTAATATATTCATTTTCTACATCATATAAAAGTGGTTCACATTCGTGAAAATATTTTTTATTAATTAAATCTAGTTTAAATTTTTTAGGATAATTAATAGAAATAGTAGCGTCGGTATTAGATAAATCTCTATATTTTGAACACCATAGGTGTTCGGATTCTTTAGGTAAAACAATTGCCAATTGTTCTAGAGGAGTAAACTCAATATTTTTAAAAGTAGGGGGGTAAACGCGTTTTATTAAATATTTACATAAATCTTTCAATGTTGGGGATGCCGAATAATGATAATACCAACTATATGATATACATTTGTCAAAATAGTAATTACAGTTCCATTGAAGACCATCAATATAATTTTTACAAACAGCATATAATAAATCTTGATTCTTATTTGAATTGGTAATATTAAAATAATATTTATAATATTTATTTCTCCAATTGGCGTCTGTGAATTTAAACGCATTTGTTTTATTGAAAATCGGATAGAACTTTAATTTTGAGATTTCAGTGTCATATTTAGTAGAAGTATCTAATCTAGGTCTGAATCGGTCACTCTTTCTTTGATACTCGTTTAATAATGAAGCCTCCATATCGTATAATTTAATAATTATTTGTTTAAGAAATATAAAGTTGAGACTGTTATCTTCCTTTACTAAATAATATGGTTTTACAATAAAATTATTGATATATATATTTTGTAATTTATCAATCCCTTTATTATTAATATCCAATCCAGGTATGTGTGGCAAGAAATCATTCCCGATTAAAAAGCAGAGGCATATAAAATCTTTAATTATAGAATTTTTATTTAATTCCAATTCTACTAAGTCATCCGAATCCTGATGTAGAATAGTATATTTTTTTATTATAGGCTCCTTAATGTTAATATATAGTTTTTCACTGAAAAGTTCTACATTAAAGAATAATAACTCTTCCATATCCACTTTACCAAAATGAATAGCTTCTCTTAATAGATAACTTTTGGGGCACCCATTTATTAGCGCAAGCATTATTAAATCAGCATCTAACCCATAAATACAATTTATATCTTCAGTACAATTTACTTTCATATACTGTAAAATTTTATGTTCACCTTCTCCCCTAAGACCGCTATCACTCAAAATAATTTTAATACCTAGTCCCGGTTGAATATCATCAATAAATATTTTCAAAAAATTACTTAATTTTTTCATAAAAACTGTTCCTGGTGTAATACAATTTGTATCAAACTCAATAGTTTTTTTATCGTATTTATAATTAATGTGTTTTTTTATTTTTTTCTCTAAAATACTTCTGAATCGACGGGAACGCTGTTGTTTCATTTTTGAACGCGGGGCAACACCGTCAATCGCTAAATAAATTAATTTTCGCGGATTCGAAAATGTTATTAGATGTAATAAATATTTAGAAATCTCTTCGTATACCTTTGTTTCAAATCTAGTAATTGACGAGAGATTTGGACTTAACACTTTGCTATTATAACTATTAACTAAATCAGGATGATTTTTTATTACAGTCTGAACACATGGGTGGATTAAGCAATTTAAATCAAAGAACAAATTATCTAATTCATTAATATTATCAATAATAATATTACTGTATTTGTTAGTTATATATCTGAAAAATTTCGGTATGCCCATATTTATTAATGACCAAACGTCTTTAATAAAAAAACATCAAATTATTAAAAGTTTAAATATCCTCAATATTCAATTCACTTTGGTTGACAGTGGTTTCGCTATGATTATCGTTAACAACTTCGTCCTCGGATTCGGCATCCGCGAAATCGTCTTTAAGATTTTGGATTAATTCCCCCGATTTAACAAATGAATAGAAAACCTCTCGCTCTTTTATTAACTTGTCCGAATCAGTCTGAGAATAACAAGCAATTATATCACATTTATTATCTTGAAATTCCCTAATTGAAATTAACACTAAAGCACCTTTATTAATCCGTGAAGTTCGTCTTAGACTCCCTCTTAAAATACCAAGGCGCTTTTTTTTATCATAACACATTAACTCGTATCTTCCATCGCCAAATACAGATAACACATGAGCATATTCTTGTCCATTGACTTTTTTAAGGTCTTTAATGCTTAATTCTTTCATTCTAAACGTTTTTCTAGATTTACCTTTAGTTTTTTTCCCACCCTTATTTTTAACCATTTTTAATTATATATAAATTTAAAATTCGCGAAATCAAATTTTTTTTAATTAAAATTTTATATCATATTATAGTAATGTCTTTATTGAAACAAACGACAGCGGGGAGTGCAATTCAAAGTAAGTGGCGAAAATATCTGAGTTTCAGAGATAATATACAGTATGAATTAAAATTCTTTAGAGATATTTTATTTACTATTATGAAGAAAATTAATAATAATGACATTATCACATCAAAAAATTATAAAAGGGCACTCAAAACAATTCATTATATAAACGATACTATATCTAAATACCCTAACGTATTTAATACAAGGGTATTGTATAAAATATCTAAATTCAGATTATATTTAGACATGGCTAAAATAAAATTGGGTCTTATAGAACTTACCCAAAGCGTGGGTCTTATAGATATATATCAAAGCATTAATTTATTTTTAGATAAAAAGGAACTCCCTGAATTATACGATAGCCACATATCGTATTATAATAAATTTTTTAATATTACCAGAATAGAATCTTATATATCTAAAAATAATAATAATATTTCTTTTGTATTAAATACCTATGGAAAAGATGTGAAAAAACATAGTGTCACATTAACAACATACCAGATTAATAAACCCTCTATTAATAAATATAGTTCTACAATTAAAAATATTAATATTCAAATTCTTGGGGCAAAAATATATATCCCATATGGAAATAAGTTATTAATTTTGTTTGGATATTTTATTAATGATCATTTAAATAGTTACAGTAAACTAGATATATTTATAGAAAAATATACAGAATTAGAAAACCTTATAACAAATTTAGATATTAACTTAGAATTTAAAAAAACTTATTTAAAAACATTATCTATTAATGAATTCACTATAAATAGTCCGTCACAAATTTGTAATAATTGTATAGGACATTATAATGATAATTTAAAACTGAAAAATTGGAACGTGTCTAAGATAGTAAAAACATTTATACTTTCTGAAGATCTACATAGATATAATATAATTAAAAATCTCGCGATGGATATTTCCGATAATAACAGTGGATATATTGCTAATTTATTAATAGATCTTATAGGTAGTAACGACGATGTTTTAAAGATTAATAATATTATAGATATATTTCATTGGGATATACGTCATATATTAGATATCACTCAGTATAAAATTGATAAAGAAAAAACTAAAAATATTTCCGAAGAAATACCATACGAAAAAAAAATTCATTTAATGAAAACAACGGATCTTGTTAAAACAAAGGCTCGTGATAAATTAAGAGATATTAATTCAGGTAAACCAGGTGAAAGTAATAATAAAGCAACTCAATATTTAGAGGGATTATTGAAAATACCCTTTGGTATCTATAAAAGAACTATTATAAAAAGAAAATTGAGTGATTTGTTAATAAATGTATCTAAATATAAGAATATGATCCAGGATGAACTCTGTTTATTAGAAGAAAATAATATTCTAAACGATACCGATCTTAAGTCCACCGAAGAATTATTTAATATTTTAAAAAAGTTTAATACAATTGATAAACCTTTTATAATAAATAATTTTATCAAAGCATTAACTGCCTGCGTATTAAAGTTAAATAATAATATATGCCTAAACCAATTTTATAAAGTTCATGAATTAAAAAAATTTATATTAAAAAATTTTAAAATAGTAGACTTAAAAAATATATTAGTAAATCTTAATATTGATCACCAGTTAAAACTTAAAAGTGATTTAGTAAGTCTCATAATAAATTCGTCGGTAAAATATAATGAAATAAAACATTTTTTTTCCAAAATTAAATTAAAACAATTATTTTCTATAGTACCTTTATCAAATGAATGTGAAAAAATAAGAAACCACCTTAACAGTATAAAAAACGAGTATAATAATTATATTAAGGTTCAAAATAAATATTTTGAAGATATAGATAACTCGCTCAATGAAAGTATATATGGTTTAGATACGGCTAAAATACAGATTAAACGGATGTTAGCACAATGGATAAATGGTAATAATGACGGATATATTTTTGGATTAGAAGGTCCTCCTGGAACCGGTAAAACAACTTTAGCAAAAAAGGGTATTGCGAATTGTTTAAAGGATGAACATGGAAATAAAAGACCTTTTATATTTATACCGCTAGGCGGTTCGTCAAATGGTTCAACTCTAGAAGGTCATAATTATACGTATGTTGGTTCAACTTGGGGCAGAATTGTAGACGGGATAATTGAATCAAAATGTATGAATCCAATTATATATATTGATGAATTAGATAAAATATCAAAAACTGAACATGGGAAAGAAATTATAGGGATATTAACTCATATGACAGATAAATCACAAAATTCTGCCTTTATGGATAAATATTTTAGTGGAATTAAAATAGATCTGTCCAAATGTTTAATAATTTTTAGTTATAACGACCCAGGGTTAATTGATAGAATTTTATTAGATAGAATACATCGTATAGAAATAAAACCATTAAATATGAAATCTAAAGTAATTGTATCTAATAAACACTTAATCCCCGAAATATTAACAAATATAGGATATAGTGAAAATGAAATCCATATTAGTGATAGTGAAATAGAATATATAATTACTAAATATACTTATGAGGCAGGAGCACGTAAATTAAAAGAGAAGTTATATGAAATTTATAGAGATATTAACCTTAGATCATTAGAAAACGATAATATAATCCCATTTACGATAACTAAAAAATATATCGATGAAGTATTTTCAGAGTATCAAACTAATGAAATATTAAAGATTCACACTGAACCACGAATAGGGACCATTAATGGTTTATTTGCTACTACTGCCGGATTGGGAGGTATTACTATTATAGAAAGTAAAAAGTTTGCGACGAATACACATTTGGAATTAAAATTAACAGGTATGCAGGGAGATGTTATGAAAGAAAGTATGGAAGTGGCCAAGACATTAGCGATGAGTATAATACCTGTTGAAATATTAAAAAAAATT